CTACGGTAAAGAAGTACAAGAAAAGAAAGGTGTTGAATAAGCATGTCAGATGTACAGAGGTCTTTGACCCTAATGGTCTATGGCGAATCAAAGGTTGGTAAATCAACTTTTGCTGTCACAGCCCCGTACCCACGTCTAATGCTTGACGTTGAGGGAGGCCACCGCTTCCTGCCAATTAACGTGAAGTATTGGGACCCAATGCGCGAGGAGCCACCAGTGGCCGATGGCACTTGGGACACAGTTGTAGTCCAAGTACGTGACTACGATGTCGTAATGAAGGCATTTCAGTGGCTTCAGAGCGGAAAGCACCAGTTCAAGTCACTAATCATTGACTCCATCTCGGAGTTGCAGGTTAAGTGCATGGACAACATTGCAGGAACCGAACAGATGAAGATGCAACAGTGGGGCGAGCTACTTCGCCACATGGGTGCACTACTTCGTGACCTTCGTGACCTAACAATGCACCCAACTCAGCCTTTAGAGGCAGTAGTGTTGACAGCCATGGCACGCCGTGGTCAAGACAATCGTATGCATCCTTACTTGCAAGGTCAGCTTGCAATTCAGGCCCCGTACTTCTACGACGTTTTGGGATACATTGCAATGGAAACTATCCCAAACCCAGACCCAACTCAGTTGCCATACAAGGCAAGACGTATGTACGTAGAGCGTACAGACGAAATTGAGGCTGGTGAACGTGTACAGGGACGCCTAGGTCAGATTGTTGAGCAAGGTGACCTTGGTGTCGAGCGTATGCTAGACATAATCTTCGGCCCAACGGCTGGAAAATAAGTCGTACTAGAGCGTCTAGACGATTAGCTAATCAGAATGACAAAGTAAGAAAGGTAACATGAGTACAATTAACTGGGGCGACCTAGTAAAAGAAGCTGGCGAGACATCAGCAGGAAACTACGAGCCACTACCAGATGGCGACTACGACCTAAAGGTTATTGAAGCCAGTGCCACCACTTCAGCAAGTGGTAAGGCAATGTTTAAGATTACTACAGAGGTCCAGAACGGTGCTTATGCTAAGCGTCGTGTATGGGACAACCTAGTAGTAAGTCCAGAGAACCCAAGCGCACTTGGCATTTTCTTTACGAAGATGGCAGCTCTTGGAGTCCCACGCGAGTTCTTCGTGAACAACAACCCAAGCAACACTCAGATTGAGCAAGCTATCTTTGGCAAGAGTTTTAGAGCCAAGATTGGCTCTCGCGTCTATCAGGGTGACAAGAAAAACGAAATTACAAAGTACTATGTCGGACAGTCCGCCACGGCTTCTGGTGCACCAGCTGCATCAGCGCCAGCAGCAGCTCCTGCGCCAGCCCCTGCCCCAGCGCCAGCACCAGCTAGCCCTGTAGCAGCACCAGCAGACGCACCGTTCTAAATAAAAATAGCAAGGGGGCATCGCTAGAAATAGTGGTGCCCCCTACTAACGAAAGCTGACAATGGCAAAAATTTTTTTGACAGGCATGACTGCCCCTCAAACTTCTGAAAAAGTAAATAAAAACTCTAAGACCTTTTCAGCGGTATTACAGGAAGTTTTAACTTCTTCTGGACATCAAGTTGTTTGGTCAGCACCAAGTGTCACTACTACTGAAAGTGACCTAGAAGACTTTGACGCGGTGCTGGTTGGGGTTGCCCCAGTTGGTAGCCTTACATCTCACAAAATCTACGGTGCACTTAACATAATTGACTTAGCCAGAAAATCTGGAAAACTTACTTTATTTGTAGACCTTCCCAACTGCTCCCTAATAACGTCGAGCATAAAATCTATGGTCAATAACCCTGCCAGCTTTACTAAACCCTTCTACTCGAAGAGAAAAGAATACGACTTTGTAGTAGCTGACCCTGAGATAGAAAAACGACTGTTTGATGTCTTAAAATACCTAAATGAAGAGCAGTGGCCAACTACTATTTACCCAAGCTTGCCTTGGAAAACTTCAGACCAAGTGAAACTTTCTAATTTAGCAAAAACTAATCTCCAAGGCGTTAATTTTGATTCTTTCTACATTACAGAACTACCAAACCTAAGCATTACTCGGGCGGATAAATGGTCTGTCGACATTTACAACGAGTGGAGCAATAAAACCATAGAAACGTTATCGCTACCTAATGTTGCCATGAAATGGGGTAGAGGAGTTAGCGATAATGACGTTCTTGACCAAATAAGTAGGTCTATTGGAGCAATTATAACTACAGATAAGAGAGATGGCTCTTGGTGGAGCTATAGGTACGTTCAAGCTATGAACTCAAACACCCCCATAGCAACTGATTGGACCGTTTCTAAGTTGCTAGGAGACTCTTGGTCAGTCTTGGCATCTGCCATAGACACGATGCCTCAAGCCAATAGAGACCTTTTGGCTAGGGCTCAAAAAGACATTTACATAGCCAATGTTGAGAGCCAAAAAAGCTCTTTAGATAGGCTACAATCTATACTAAGGATAAGTTAGGACAAAAAATGGATTACGAATGGGTAAAACAGCAGTTTGTTGAGGCAAAAGTTAGAGTTGGAGTCGGCAAGGCTGTACTCAAGCTACTAGAAACTTGGGAAACAATTGATGGAATGACTCCTCAAGCTCAGAGAGATGCCTTAAGCACTTTTGAAACTCTAGCTCTAGGTCACTCCCTTTCTCCAGACAACAAGGACGAGCTCTGGGTAGACGGCGGACCAGGTATGTTTATAGTTGGCGACCCAGTCAGAATTGCTAAAGATGCTTTTGATGGCCCAACTGGTGCCTTGCACAACGGTAGACGTGGTGTGATTGTGGCTATTCGCTCTGGTGACATCATTGTTAACTCTACCGATGGCAAAGAACCTAAGCTTGATGGCACTCACTACTCGCCATACAAGCTACAAAAAAGAATTAAGTAATGTCTCGCTCTACAGTTAAGTTCTACTTTAAGTCTGAGAGCTATAAAGAATCTTTAGCTAAAACTCAAGAAATTTTAATGAATTACTTAGAAATTTATGACGTCGAAGAGCTGAACTCTAAAGTTGACGTAGAGCTTTATCACGAGCAAATTGCGGATTCCAAAGATTTTAGTGTGTCTGTACACGTCAAACTAAAGGGTATTTGACAAATTTAACAAATTTTGGTAAAATAATAGTAACGACGTAAGGACTATTATTATGCAAACATTTGTTCCAATTACTACTGGATTCTCAGACATAGCTAAAGTTATAGATAATCGACGCTTAAACAAGCAAGCTCTAGAGGGCTGGCAGATTATGATGACGCTACTTGAGCTAGACCCTCAGGGCGAGCATAGACAGCCCAAGGGTTGGAAAAACCATCCCGCCACAAAGATGTGGCGAGGCCATGAAGTTGCTCTAAACAAATACATACAAGCTATGGTTGTCGAGTGGAAAAAGCGTGGCTATAAATCAACCATTGGCGATAAAGCTAATGCCACTCTAGCCAGAGCCATAGAGCTTGGCATTACTTCTAACGACTACAAAGACCCAGCTTGGTTGGCTGACTACAATAAGTTTTCTCAGATAGCCTCAAGCCACCGCCTAGCCTTGCTTGCTAAAGACTATGAGTGGTACTCGCAGTTTGGTTGGCCAGAAGACACTGGTAAACAGCCAGAAAACTATGACTACATCTGGCCTGTAAATTAAATAATAAGTTCGTGTCGCGGACGTTTATTATTGCACCAAGTGTATAATTAAACGGTGAAAGATTCTAGAGCTGGAGAAGCACTTTGGAGTGAGTGGACTGGGCATTTGCATCAGTCCGCATCTGACTCATCTGTAGTTTTTTGCACAATTGGCCACATAGACGTTTCTAATGAAATAGTAAAAAGAGCCTTAGCTTCCGCCCTTCAAAGGGATGGAATAACTGACTCTTTAGGCGAAGCATTTAGAAAAGTCGAAAGTGGCTACATGTCTTCATTTGGCCATTGCGGTCATGTAGACGGCGATACGGAGCTAACCTCGTGCGACATGTATGGAGAGACTGACTACGGCGACATCGTAGATGAAGTTTTCCCTATTACATGGATTGAGATAAGTGCTAGATAACTTTAAAAAATTAAATTGGCAAGACGAAGCTTTATGCGCAAAACCAGAGAATGAGGACGTAGTTGAATACTTCTTTTCTGATGAGCCTGTTGAAAAATACAAAGCTAAAAACTTGTGCTTCCAATGTCCAATTAGAAAAGATTGCATAAAATTTGCATTAGAGTCCAAAGAAATTTGGGGAATTTGGGGAGGTAGAGATGAGAATGAAATTCGTAGAGCTTTATCGGTCAATGCTGATGGCATTGAATACAGACGCGGTAGGTATCCTCAATGTCCTTTCTGCTCTGCTCGTACTGGCAAGCTTAAAACTTACATAATTGACTTACCAAACGGCGGTAGATGGACAACCGCTCGTATGGTTGAGTGCACAGAATGTACTTTTAAATGGAGAAGTAGGACCAGCGCCAACGCTGTAAACGCTTATCACGCTGAAATTGCAGATAAACAGTCTAGATTAGAATCTAAAAAGAAGACTAAACCTAAAAAACCTAAGAACTAATTTTTTGCTCGTAATAGACGTGATTAGTGATTAGTCTTTCGTTTTTTGGCTCAAACTCTAGTGCTTTTAAGTTGGAGTCAAAGGCTTCTTGGTAGTTACCCATTCTGTAAGACGAAATTGCCAATAGGTCCCAAGGAGTTGCTCCCCAAGCAAATTCCTCGCACAAGTACTCCAATGGCTTTTCTTTTATTACTAAAGCCTCTTTAGCGTACTTATAGCACTTTGGCCAGTCTGCAGTGTTGTAATAGTGCAGAGCCATCTCTACTAAGGCTTCTCTTCTGTTGGGGGCTTCTGTTATAGCTTTTTGTATCCACATCTCAGCGTTCTCTGGCTCTACCTTTGCTAGGTATCTCATAGAGGCTGCTCGCTCTGGTGGCCACTTAGCTCTTGGCAGTGCCAAGTGTCGCTTGAACTCTACTTTAGCTTCTTCATAGTTTCTGTAGAAGAATAGCTCTCTAGCGTAGTAAAAAGCGTTTCTGTCGTCTTCTAAATCTTCTTTTACAGCTTGCTTAAGAAGTGGCAAGTACTGAGACCTAGGCTTTGAGTTGTCGGCGTGGTGGTGAATTTCCAAACCAACCCAGTGCTGTATTTCTTGAAAATCTCCATAGCCAGTTAAAACTTCGTGCACTGGATGCTTCCACCTGTAGTTAAATCTACTGTGGATTTTATCTCCGCCGTACTGAAGTCCTGGAGTGCCGTCTTCTTTCCAAGACCATGTGTATTGATATCTAGGCCTAGTGGCTTTAAGTTTAAAGGCTTTCTCAAGCTCTTCTCTCCAACCTGGAAGTAGCACTTCGTCCATGTCTAAGGCTATGCAGTAGTCTATGTCGGCTGGAAGCGCGGCTAGAGATGCATTCCTAGCTATGTCAAATCTCCAAGGTTTTACTATGACATCAATAACGTTGATGCCAAGCTTTTTTGCCTTCTTTACTGTCTTGTCCGTAGAGCCAGTATCGGCAATAAGTAAGTAGTCAGCTTCTTTTGCTGACTCGTACCAAGTTTCAACAAATTGCTCTTCGTTCAAAGCAATTGTGTAGACAGCTACTTTCATTAGACCCAATCCATTCTTTTTTTAATGTCGGTGGTGCTTATGCCCTTTGTGTGAGGCAAGTAAATTAAACCTATTCCCCGCTCGTCCAGCCAATCTTGCGTAAACTGCATTTGTTGGTAGTAATTTTTATTGGCCCAATCAGAGCTAACAACTATGTAATCTGGCTTAACTATTTCTATGGAAACTTTAGAATCTGCCCCGCCATAGTTAGGAATTACTTCATCTACCCATTTGCAAGCTAAAAGTATTTCTCGGCGCTCTTCATAAGAAAGTACCATTTCTTTGCCCTTGTACTGCTTGTAGAAGTCAGGCATGTTTAGGGCTACAGTTACTCTACCGAAGTGAGAAGCCCTCTCTAGGAGTCTGTAGTGGCCCGGGTGAGGCAAGTCAAAGCTCCCACCAGTATAAACTCTGGGTTCAAACATCAAGCTCTCCTTCTAGGTTCACGTACAGCTCTTTTAAGTTTATCTGGTAATTAGCTCGTTCGCGCACTTTTCTGTAAGTTATGTCATAAATTTGCTGTATTTTATTTGCGTCTAAGCCGTTTATCTCGCAAAACTGCTTAAAAGAATCAAGAACTATTGCTACTTCCTGATTGCCTATCTCATCTACGGTACTAGTACTGGTTGGGTGAAACACACTTAAAGACGTGTCCCTATAGATTTTTTTATTTTTGTATACGGCCATGGCGCAAAAAACTGTATCTATTCCCCAGCCAGAAGTCATCTGAGGTATCAACAGTATTTTAGACTCTACTGCCCAATCCATGTAATCTTTTAAGGACAGTGCCAGTTCTCTAGACAATGAAACATGTATTCCGTTGGTGTGGGCTGAAAGGTCTAAATTCTTAAACAAATTTGACGGAGCTATAAACGAACCTTCACCGCTAAATAAGTCATTAATTGTCTGAGGAACTATTGCGTAAATGTCTGGGTCCATGGACATTAGTTTTTCTACGCGCTTTGTATACCCAACCCAATCAGAATACACAGGGTCTCCAGCATTAAAAATAAAAATGTCGTAATCTGTCTCAGCGAAGTCTTTTAAGGCATTGTAGAAATGTCCGTAATATCTAATGTCTTCGGCTCTTAGCCAATTTTTTCTATCTACTTCTTGCTTTGCAACATTGTAGATTAAGTAATCTAAATTACTTGTAGAAAGCTGATTATCAATGTCTAGACAGTTATCTATCGAACCATCCCAGCAAATAGCGTAGGTTTTACTTTTCATTACTTGACCGAAAGTACGCCGATGTGCTCTCTAGGCTCATAGCCACCGCCGAGCACCATTGTCAAAAGTCCCGGCTTTGAGCTCATTCCTGAACGGTCTCTAAACCATTCGCTTCCGGGGTCTGTGGTTGGACACTGGAGCCAAAGACGTTCACCAATGTCTTTTGTAGAAAAGTTGTGAAAATGCCCTGACACCCAAACGTCTGCCATTCCAAGAGCTGTTTGACCAGCTGCTTGTCCAGAAAGATACTTGACTGGGTCTCTAGACTGATGACCGTGAAATAGTCCAAGCATTGTTCCGTTTATGTCTACGGTAAGAGTTTGGTGTCCAGAAGACGGAAATCTAAACTCAATGTGCTGTAGTGCTGGATTTTCTGCGCAAGCGTCTTGTACTGCTGAGGCAATCTCAACGTTCCAACCATCAGCTGGGTCAGCAGCAACCTGACGAGTCACTTCGTCGTGGTTTCCGTTTACTACTGGAACAATCATTCGTTCTGCTAACGGGGCGT